ACCCAACCGGATAAACGATCCGGCGGCGTTACAAGATGTAGATCGACTTCTTCTCATAAGAACGGTCATCATCCAAGGCTGGGAGTGTGAAACCCTTATGCCAGAATGACGTTTCCTCATCGAGTGCTTCACAGCGCTCGGGGAGAGGACTCTTCTCCGGTATAGAAATCCTGCCACCCCGCACAAGCGTGCGTGCAAAAGCAGGTACCGAGCAAAGACCGTTAATGCGCTTAGTCTCGCGATCGCTAGCCATGGCGGCTTCGTCACGAGGAGGCCCGAATTGGTACTCGAGCCAGTCCCACTTGCAACCAGCAAGTTTTGGTATCAGGTTCTCACCTGACCCTTGGGCTTGATAAAGCGCAGACACCATTTCTACTTCCGGCGTGAGTGACGTAAAGTCTTCACGTGGTTTCCGGACGAAAGTGTCGAAGAAGTACCCTGACATACCCACCCGGTCATGGCGTGGGTCTCTCCGCTTCGAATGGACACCAAGGAGGTGCCCATCACCGTGCCCATCAGGGCCAAAAAGCCAGAGAGATGGATCTATAAGTCCGCGCACGAATGCGGCGTCCTCATGATCTCCGCGCCGCACGTAGAAGTTGTGCAGCACGAACAGGGTTTCGGGGGACACCCACTTCTTTTGAAAGTAGGGCCGTACCGGGATCCCCAGGTAGTAATCAGCTCCGCAAGATTCCCGGAAGGGTCCCTTGCTGTATGACTTCTTCACGTTGGGTTTGAACCCGCAGTGCTCCATGAGGCGCACAAAGTCCTCGTAGTGTCGCGATGGCAGGATTACATCATCTCCGTAAACAGAGACTATCTCATCGTCACCGACGACAGCACGCGCTAGAGCCCAGAAAATGAGGGACTCTAGGGGGAATGTATAACCATTCCCCATGCTGGAGAACTTGGACAAGGTCCACCGGATATCGTCGCCGGAGAGGCTTCGAATCTTTACATGCCCAGTACGAGACCGGGCGAAGTAGTGGAACCAATCCAAGGGAAGCATGTGACGAACAAAGCCGGTGGCTATGAGGTCACTCGCTGACGACTGGTCAGACGTTGCTAACTCGTCTGTTAATGACCCTATGCAGGCAAGTCGCTGGTTAAGCGACTGATCCCGAAGGTCAACACCAAAGCGTTTCATCCTTACTGCTAGATCATCTCCTTGTGGGAGCTGAACAAGGCCATTTAGTGGTGGCTCTGTAACAGTGATTCTCAGGATTGTCGCTTTCTTGGGTACGAACTCAAGCGAACCATCGCATACCGCGACAGGCACTGAGTACCAGCTCTCTTCCTCGTTCTCCATGGATGAATCGCTCCATACCTTGGCGAGGGCTGGCAGCTCCCCCAGGACCGCAGCTGCGGCTGGAAGTAGCTCTTCGCTACATGCGGCGCCTGCAGCAATCTTGCTGCGTATTGAGGCGTCACGCTTCTTGGTAAGCGTAGTTGCACCAGGACCGAAACGGTACCTCAACTTCTCCCATGACGGGGGGTTGGGACCAAGGACGCGAGAAATGTATCTTTGAGCTGAGTAAATCCAGCTTGATACATCGCGTGGGAGAGAGGCAAAGCCGCCCTCGACCAGAGCGAACAGATCGTTCGTTTCCTTACAGCGAGTTTCGGTTTCTAGAAAAACCTTCAGAGTCTCCCGCTCCTTATTGACTCCTATGTCTAGGTGCTCAAGCTTGGAGAAGAAGGCCACCGCCTGACGGCAGTGGAACAGCTCTTCGGGGTTCCAGACCATCTGGAAATCTAGGTCGTACGTACACAACTTGTCGACTCGGTCCTTCCGGATAAGTTCGACCAGCTTGGCGCCTTCTTGGCCGCCGCGCAAAGCGTGCCTGAGTGCTATCTCGCGCAAAATGTCCAATGACTCATTTGCGCTGTACTCTGCCGTCCATGCTTTGACCTTATGCATGATAATCCTTAATAAAGGTTGACGAAGAACAATACGTCCTAACCGCCATTTGGCGGTCGACGAAGCTTGGGCTAGCGCCCGGTCAAACGACCTGAATGAGCTTGTCGAAAAGTACGTTCGCGGGACCCGTGAGAACGGGAGTTACGCTGAACGCGACACCATTGGCAACGTTGATGGCTGCTTGACGCGCCAAGCGTCGGCCAGCCTCAGTGCTGCGGTCGTGAAAGTACCCGACCATTTCAAC